ACAAAAGGATCAGAAGAAAAACGTCTTGCTGAAATAATGTTACCTCTACCTAAAGTTATTCAAGATAATTTTAAAATTAATGTTGGGGGTGACGAACTTGGATTGCTTGGTACTACCGCAGCCCAATTAGCAGGTCGACCAGAAGATGCTCAGAATATTGCGACTCAACTTGCTGGTGAATTAAAAGATGTGGGAACAGCCGCTGGTAATGCAATTGGTGGACTATTTTCTGGTGAAGAGGGTGCAAAAGATGCACTAATTAAAGGTGCTAATACACTCGCAGATGGTGTAGGATTTCTTACAACAGCAGGTCTAGCATCAATTACACCAGATATAGGAAATGGTATTGGTGTAGGTCGTGGTACAGCAATTAATCCTTTTGCGACTCTTGTATTTAAAGGTGTTGATCTTAAGGTACATTCACTAGAGTGGTTATTATCACCAGAAAGTGAAGAAGAATCACGACAATTAAAAACAATTATTCGTACTCTGCAACGCATGGTACTACCCAAGACAACATCTCCTCTGGGAGAAAACTCTGAGACAGGTGCTCAAGTATTAGATCGTTGTATATTAAGATATCCAGCGATGGTAAATACTTATTTAATGGTTGTTGACCAGTCATATTACTTTAGATTTAAGACTTCAATGATCTCACAATTAAGTGTAGATTATACACCAAACGGAATTGCAATACAAAAAGGTGGTAAACCTTCGGCTGTTCGTATTACAATGACATTAAATGAAGCATTTATTCATACTGCTGACGATAATGCACCCACTGATTTATTAGAAGAAGCAATCAGCGAAAAGCTTGATGATCGTATTACTTCAAATCTACAAGGAGATGGCGAATCTGCTGAATATAATCCTAATATTGTAAATAATCCTACAGGTGTTGCACCCTCGGGTAGTTCATCAAGAACAGATGATGAAGTAACTGTCGTTAAAACATTACCATCTGGTGCTACAGAGTCAAGAACAACAACAAAATCAGAACTACAATCGCAAGGATTCACCGATGCTCAGATCGCTGGTACAGTTGCATCAGGCATTGAAGGTGTAACATTTCAGGTAAACGGAGCATAATATGTATTTCTCAGCATTTCCTACAACAAAATTTAATGGAGTTGACCTGCTTGATATCACAAGAAAGGCTCAACTTGATAGAATCGTAAAGACTTCTGCTCTTGCTTATATGACTTATACAGTCCAAGAGGGAGAAAAGCCCGAAGATGTTGCATTTTATTATTACGATGATGTACGATATGCTTGGTTAGTTTTATTATCAAATAATATTGTTGATCCATATACAGAATGGCCTAAGGAAGAAAAAGATTTATTAAACTATATGAAAGTACAATATGAGAATGCATCAGGTGCTACAGGTGATAAAGTAATTGAGTGGACACAAAATACAACAATCTCAGCGAATATCGTACACTATCAATCGCATTCCGATCCTGATATTCGATTAAATCGTGCATCATATCTCAATTCCTCGCCAACCGAGAAAGCAAATTTCTTTCCTGTTCGTGTATATGACCATGAATTCTCTCTCAACGAGAGCCGCCGAGAGATCGTTCTCGTGAATAAAGCCTTATTAGCGACCATTACTGATCAATTAGAACGAGTATTGAATGACAACTAAACAAGCCCAAGCTGGATTCCACACACTACGGTCCGTGAAGCTTCGACCGTTGTTTCCTGGTAAAGAAACACCAAGCCAAAAGAATTCACAGGACTATATTGATCTCACAAAGGTCGTAACAAGCTGGACATTATCTGAAAGTATCAACGCACCTTACATATCAGGTCGGATGACAATACAAGAAAGTAATAATCTATTAGAAGATGTTCCCATTAGAGGAGAAGAATCATTACAAATTACTGTAACAGACTTCTATGGAGAGACAAAAACATATGATTTTATTGTATATGCGGTAGATAATATCTCTCCTGATAGTTCAATCAATGATCGTATGATGAAATACACACTTGATTTCACTACAATAGATAAGTTAAATTCAGATACAAAAGAAATTAAAAGATCATTTGGTAAACAAAAGATATCAGATATGGCTCAATCCATCTTTGATGAATATTATTCTAATAGTAAGAAGCGTATAGAGATAGAAGAAACAGATGGAGAGCAAACTTTAGTCATTCCATCATTAAGACCCGATGCCGCAATGCAATTTTTATCTAGAAGAGCATACTCTAATAGAAATAAAAGCTCCTTATACAGGTTCTTTGAGACAAGAGAGAAGTATTTTTTCTGTACGCATGAGTATCTAATCGAAAAATACGGGGAGTTTAGGGGTAAAACCATAGAGAAAAGGAATCGCTTATTTTTTAATTACAGCGTGTTAAATGATAACACAGGTCCAGGCCAGCTGAAAGCCCAACAAGCGGTGAATGATATCACCTATGGGAAGAAGGCCGATAGTTTCGCTGAAATGAAGGATGGTGCGTATAGGAGAAACGTAACTGAACTCGATATCGCCAACAGGACCCGTATCTCACGCCAGTATGATTACACAAGCGAATACAAGGACTACAAGGCGCCTAGCGATTTAAAGCTAACGCACTCCCAGGAGTTTGTAGATTCCTATATGCCTTCCGCATTGGCACCTAGCACGACACTGATTACTGACTTTGCTCAGATAGGCCAGAACAGAGGCGAGCAGGATAAGCCTTATCAGCATTACTACGAGAACTATACAACGAAGCCTGCTGTGGATTATCATATGAATCTGAACTCTTTTACGATTGATATCAATGGCCAACACGAAATATATCCTGGGATGGTGATTAATCTTGACCTATATAAGTTTAGTAATACATTATCAGGTACGAGAGAGACTGATAGCGAGCGAAGTGGTAAGTATTTTGTTATGGGAATCTCTCATAGCTTTAAGGGAGATATCTATAAGCAGTCTCTTACGATTACCAAGGGTGGTTTAGCATCATGACATACGAAGAGTTTATGATATTAGGCCTATTGGGAATGTCATTGATGTATACGATCTATTTGAATTATAAGGATAAAGAATGAGTGGATTTAATAATATGTTGTACTTTGCGGGTGTTGTTGAAGATAACAATGACCTGTCGAATGCAGGTAGAGTTCGTGTAAGAGCGTTTGGTATTCATCCGCCACGTGCGAGTGAGGGTGATGAAGATAGTGTTCCTACAGAGCATTTACCATGGGCGACTGTATTAGATGGATCGTATGGTGTATCGCCTGTGATTCCTAATGTAGGTGAATGGGTATTTGGTTTCTTTGTAGACGGAAGAGAAGCACAGCAACCAATGATTATGGGAAGACTTCCTGGTCAGCATCTACAAATGCCTTATGGAAGTGGTGAGCCTGGCGAAGATGGTTATCTACCACCAGAGAGCGTGAATCAATTTGGTAAGCCTGATCTACATCGATATCAAGGTGGTGAAGGAGCCAGTCAGGGTCAGACTCTTGCACAACGAGTACTAGCGAATACGAATATTCCTCAAGCGAATGGTGAGACGTTTGACGAGCCACCAATCATGATGCCCGAGAACAACTATAAGAATAGAGTCATAGCATCCGCAGATGGAGATAACTTCATTGTACTAGGATCAGGTATGGATGGAGAAGCAAGTGATTATTTTCTCATCTCCCACTCCTCTGGCTCCGTATTCCAGATTGATGCGAATGGTACTATCTTTGTTAAAGCATTTGCTGACAAGTATAACACAACTCAGGGTATTGAGTCAACCTATGTGAGAGGTTCTTCTCATAGTACAATAGACGAAGACTATACATTAAAGATTGGCAAGAGCGGCAAGATACAAGTCAATGGCCGATTAGATATCGAATGTACAGACTTTAATGTACGGGCTGCAAGAAACATTAACCTAGATGCTGGTGTAAAAGTAAACGTATCTGGTGGGGGTGTCGGGGTATTTGCGACTGCTGATGATATCAATCTAGTTGCGAACACAAACATTAAAGGTCTTGCTACACTTGGTGGTATGTATTGGAAGTGTCTCATGCCAGGTAATCCAGCTGGAGATGGTGGTGACTTCCATGTTGACTCATATAAGACGAATATGTACAGTATTGCGTACACGAAGATACACAGCACAGGTACTCCAGCGATATCAGCACAGCTTCTACCGTTTCCTGATGTAGGTATGAATGGTATTGATATTAGTAGTTCGACAGGCTTGAAGCTTCAATCAAACACAGCAATGAATCTAACGTGTCTCACGAATATGGGTATATCTTCAGTGGGTACATTAGGACTATCAGCAGGTGCAGCCATGAATCTATATGCTATAGGTACATTAGGTATAGGTGCTACACTTGCTGTATCACTTGACTCAGTAGTACCCGCAGCCTCTGTTCTGATTGGTAGTGGCACAGCAGCCGCTACGGCCGCATCAACAGCTGGCAGTCTTGCAACATCTCTTGCTACGTTTGTAGCACCAGGTCATGTAGCTAGTTCAAATGTGCCAAACATAAGTGTAACAGAACTTGCGAAAGTTGTCAAGCCTCAGGAGATCAAGAACGCCCCCGCCCCAGAAATACCTGCTAAGACGAAGAGATGGTGGCATGCGATAACGAATATTATGAGATCAGATGATGACGAATAAATATCTAGGTGAATCTTTCATTATAACACATATAAACCTGCTTGTCAACAAAAAGGTAACATAAATGTCGATAGAATGCACAAATACTACACCGATATCAGGGCAAAGTTCTGCTCTGACTGCACCTGTCGGCACTATTGACTTCTCTGCTCTGATTGCACAGCCGGATCCATTGGACCAGGTAGATAGAGCCACAGTTGTCGAGATTACAGACAAGTTAAACGCTTTGCTTGATGTAGAGAACTTATCTGAGTATTCTACACTACAAAATCGTTATGATCAGTTTCCTCTTACCTATACAGAGATTGCTGACTATGTGTTAACCAATAATGTCAATACAGTTGATATACTGACATCAATTAACAAGTATGACGGTGCTATAGGTACTGATCAGGTGATTAATCAGACATTATCTGACTTAGACTTTCACTATGAAACAAATCTAGGTAAAACAATCAATGAAGGGTTATGTGGTGCGTTTGGTAATACCCTAGCAGAACTACTCAGTGCTTTCACACTTCTTGATGCCACTATAGCCAAATTAAATGGTTTAAATCTCAATGACTTAGATCCCAAGAAGGCTGCGATTGCTCTAGCACAGAAGTTGAAGGTTGAGGCGTTAAAAGAATCATTGATTAAGACCATTAATAGTATTATAGAGAAAGTCGAAGAGAAGGTGCGTAAAGCAATAGATAGTGCAATTGAAGAGATTACTGAGATTGTAGGTAACCCTGGTGAAAAGATATTAGGTATGGTAACAAAGATGAAGCAAGAGATAGAAGACTTCTTCTCTAGTGAAACAGTACAACGAATAAAAGATAATGTAGAAGCATTCATTGCAGAGATGGTAGCCGCATTTGAAAGACCTACATTAATGAATATTCAGTTAATCATGCACAAGATATGTAACTTCACAGAGACTATCATGGCCATACTATTTGGACCTGCTGATGAGATAGCAGAAGTTGCACAAGTTGTCAAGAAAGAAAAGCAAATACTTGACACACAAGATAAGATCGAACAGAAGAAAGCAGAAGATAACGGTGCGATTCGTGTCCAGAAAGAAGTTGCTGAAGAAGTGAAACAAGAAGTCGAAGCGAAGATTAATGAACTAGCACTTGATAATAGTCCAAATAGGTATGTAGAACAAGAGTCATACCAGACTAGTCGTGGTATTAAACAAAGAGATGTAGTCAAGTATCGACAACCAGGTGAGTTGGGTTATATAGATCCAAGTACTGGTCTACTTTCGATACCTACGAATGTAGACTATGTGACATCACCATATATTACTGCTGACGAGACAAAAGCAATTAATGGTATGAGTGAATCTGGCTTAGGACCAGGGCGATTGATTACATGGAGTGATAAAGTCATTGATGGTAATCAATGGCAAGACTTGAGTAATAGTGTACTTGCTAAGTTATTGCGTATATCAAATCAGACTGGTGATAAGTATGTATTACGGCAGGGTAGAGTAGCGACCTCAAGTAGAGGTGATGCGAATACATACGGTAAGATTACAAAGCAGGGTACAGCGGGATATCATCATAAGTTTTCGGGCTTTAGTGTCCAGTTAGATGTGACTGAAGATAATCGTATGAAGACAATCATTGCAGCCTCGAGAGCGGGCTTTACTGGTATTGGTGTAGGAAGAAGATATCTAAAGCTTCATGTAGGTAATAGAGAAGGATATGTAGCAGATCAGAAGGATATTCGCTGGCGTCAAGAAGATAGGTTCTCACCAGGAACTGAACTACTTCAGCTCCAAGCCATGATGACTACACACAGAAAAGATGGTTATAGAAAGAGAATGAAGCAAGATGACGATTTCAATATCCTTGATAAGTCTACACATAAGCAAGAAGAGAACAATGATGGTACATTTAGCTTTGTAGATAATAATAGCATATTCGATATCCCAAGTCAAGTAGAAGAATCATTTAGCCTTCTTCGTCCCGATAATTAGTATAAATACACTATAAAAGGTATCATAAATGGCATTAACACCACGCACACGATCACAAGAGTTCTTCTCTGATTTCACAAGAAATCTAGAGCAGATACCTGGGCGTAAGGATACTTCTCGTGTGATTAATGAGAATGCTGTGAAAGAAAGTATACGCAACCTAATACTCACTGATCGTGGTGAAAGACTCATGCAACCTAATATAGGGTGTGATATACGAGGTAGTCTATTCGAGAATATTGATCAAAGCACGATGTTGATATTAGAACAGAACATTAAGTCTACAATACGAACATATGAACCACGCTGTAATCTACGCTCTGTAGAAGTACAGGCGAATACAGAAACAAATGAACTTAGAGTAAAGATTGTGTTTAGTGTCATAAATACCACTACTACATCTTCACTTACAATCGATTTAAATAGGGTAAGATAAAATGGCAGACTTGTCACCAATCACAAATATGGACTTTAATGAGACTAAGGAAGCACTCAAGACCTTTCTAAAGAATCAAGAGAAGTTTAAAGACTATGACTACGAAGGATCTAACATGAATGTATTGTTAGATGTGCTGTCATATAACACATACTATAATAGCTATTACTATAATATGGCCATCTCAGAGATGTTCCTTGATAGTGCTTCTCAGCGTAACTCTGTGATCTCTCATGCAAAAGAACTCAACTATCTACCTACATCTGCTCGGAGTGCATCATCAAAGGTATCATTTAGAATAGTAGCACCTAATCTGAATAGTAACTACTTCAATATACCTGCGAATACTTCATTGATTGGTCGCTGTGGTAATAAGACATATAACTTCATTACAGATAAAGCAGTAGTTGCAACACGATCAGCAAATAACGATACTGTATATACCGTAGACGGTGTTGATGTATTTGAGGGTCGTATGATTACCGAGACTCTATCATCTGTAGATACAATACTATCAAATGCTACAATCGACACACGAAGCCTTACACTCAAGGTCAATGGTGAGACATATGTGTATAAGTCTGATATCTTTGGTATAGATGCTACAGATAAAGTATTCTACCTACAACCCGAGAATGATGGTAAGTACTCTGTACAGTTTGGTGCTGATAAGTTTGGTGTACAACCTACGATCACTGATTCAATCATTGCATCCTATAGAGTGACTGTAGGACCTACAGCAAACGGAGTGACTTCCTTAACGATAGGAAACTTTGGCGGATCCTCTTCGATCACAATCACGATGACAAGTGCGACAAATGGCGGCTCTTTGGCGGAAGATATTGAGTCGATTCGAACTTTTGCTCCAAAGGCTTTACAGGTTCAAGAAAGAGCAGTCACGAAACGAGACTATGAAACTCTGCTTCGTGCTAGATTTCCTAACATTCAAGCGATTAG